AGCATTGGCGGCCGTTCTGTCTTTATGCACAACAACGGTACGGGGCAAGGGATTTATAATGATGTAAATAATGAGTGGTTATTCTACGGCGTAAGTAACAGTTACGCACGCTTGTATTACAACGGCTCATCAAAGGTTGAAACAACCAGTTATGGTGCCTTGGTCAACGGCAACGTCAGATCGCAAAGCACAGCAAAAGTTTGGACTAACTTTGAAAGCATTGGCACACTTGGCATCAGGGACAGCTTAAATCAATCAAGCGTTAGTGATCTGGGAACTGGGTATTATCGCAGTAACTTCTCAAGTAATACAGCCAATGACGATTATGCGGTGGGCGGCACATCTGGCGGGTTTCTCCCAAACTATGGCAGTCGCGTTGTATTCCCCGCAGCCTATGCCACTTCCTCATATTCGTTCCGCGTTCAATGGCAAGCCAATGAGGCGTATTATGACAGTGATAATAACACTATCATTATCATTGGAGATTAGTGGTGGTTGATCTTTTGTTTGATAGATTGTGCGAAGCCAAGTCGAAGTTGGACAAGGTACAATCTAAGTATCGTGTTGTTTATGAACTGCCTGATGACCCAGAAGGTACAGCGGCTGTGCTTGTTCCTGACCCAAACTGGATGGCAGCGGCTTTGCATGGTGGGATACTTCCCCCAATCGAAACATACCAACGTGATCGACTGAAGGAAAAGCCACCTTGGGAACATCAAACCGCAGAGCCTATCGGACCAATGACCGAAGAGGAAGCGATTGAGTACCTAATTATGAAAGACATCGAACCAAGTGTTTGGCGCGACTACAAAGGCAATAGGACGATCATGCGTATTGTCCCTGTCGAATTGGTGCCAAGTGATCGAACATTTAGAAATGCATGGGAAGTAGCACAATGAGTGACCCAGATTTAACAGACCCAGCGGTTCAAGCTGATAGGGTTGACCCAATACCAGACGATCCAAAAGACGTCTTTGTGAAGATTGACAGCACAGAATATGACACGGAAACCCTAAGTCTACCAACAGACAGGGTATTCCGCGAAGCATGGGAAGCCCCAGAGAATGGTGCGATTGCTGTCAACATGGACAAGGCAAAAGACGTATGGCGCGATAAGATACGTTTGGCACGTCCTGATGAGTTCACAAAGCTAGATGCTGACTTCATGAAGGCATTAGAAACTGGCAGTGATACATCGACTATTGCTGCACAAAAGCAAGCACTACGCGATGCCCCACAACATGCGGATATTGACGCAGCAACAACGCCAGATGAATTGAAACTGGTGCAGCCAATACCCAACGTGACTGTCGGGTAGTCTTATGAGGCAGAATTGGCAAATGTGGTCGTCTGTGCTTACTGATCAATCAGTCAGTGATATTATTGCGGACGCAGAAAATTATGAAGTGGTACAAGCCTCAACTTTTTCTGGCGATACGTCAGAGCATCGTAAAAGCAATGTAAGGTGGCTTACGCCAAACTGGGCTGTCCGCGACATCATGTTCAATTTTGCAATCATGACCGCAAAAACATTGGACATACAAATATATCGTGATGGTGACATACAGTTCACAGAATATTTAGGTTCAGAGGGCGGTAAATACGATTGGCACCATGATGTCGATTGGAATAGGTCGGACGGTGTAGATCGTAAGATTTCTGTTGTGTTGCAATTATCAGACCCAAGTGAATACGAAGGTGGCGACTTTAGTTTTAGCGAAGTTGAAAACCCACCCACAGATGCCTTGAAAGCCAAGGGGACAGTTCTGTGTTTCCCAAGTTATTTGCAACATCAGGTTACACCAGTAACCAGTGGGGTGCGTAAGTCTGCTGTTGCATGGTTTGAGGGTCCGCAGTGGCGCTAACAATAGGCTTGTGCTATAGTGCAAAAAAAGGTGACTAAATGTTAGGCTTTAGCCCCATAGCATCCGCACCATTAGGTGCAAACGTAGACGGAGATAAGGTCTTAATCGCTTTTAGCGGTACGTTTACGCTTAGTATGCATGGGGCTGCCAAGCTGATCAGTGACGTTTACCCAAGTGGTGAATTTGTCAGCGATGGTCAGGCAATTACCTTTAGCGTTCAACGTGCGTTTGTCGCGGACGCTGGGTCGTTTACACTGTCGGGGCAAGATGCAAGCGTCACGGGACAGCTTAACTTTGCTTTGGATAGCGGATCGTTTACGCTTGCGGGGCAAGACGCTGCGGTTAAGGCGCAAATAAAAATTGCATCGGATGCTGGCACATTTTCTCTAACGGGAACAGACGCTGATACAGAAACCCGCACTGACGCGGGCAACATCTTACTGGATGTTAATTTTGGTCTACCGCTAGAAGCTGGCACATTTACGCTGACATACAGCGCCGATCTGGACTTTAAGAAGGGTTTTGGCCTGATTGCGGGCAGCGGATCGTTTGCGTTCACTGGCAACGATGTCACCTTTACGAAGGACATGAACATCTACCCAGAAAGCGGTACGTTTACGCTATCTGGTGAGGATGCGGCAGTCACAGCGCAGTTTAATATGGCTGTCGATGCTGGTTCGTTCGCCTTGTCAGGGCAGGATGCCACCCTAACGCTACGGCGCAACCTTGTAGTAAACAGTGGCACGTTTGCTCTGACGTTCCAAGAATTTACGATCAGAGGCTTTTTGTCGCCATATGTTCCGCCCGCCGTATATACAGAGCAAACGGTGCCAGTAGAAATATGGACAGAGCAAACAGAACCCACAGACATTTGGGTTGAGCAAGTGGATGCGTCATCCCCGACTTATACGGAAGCAAGCGACACATCTACCAATACATGGACTGAGGCCGCATAAAGTGTTATTGTGCGGATAACAAAGGATTAGATCATGGCAATCAGTATTACAAAACCAACAGTTGGCGGCTCTGAGGACACTTGGGGAAATCAAATCAACACCGCGTTGGATACTATTGTAGACGCGGTAAACGGCACGTCTGGCACAGTAGCACCAGACCACAGTACGCTCACAATTAATGGCACTGATGTGACTGCTACAGCGGCAGAATTGAACATTATGGATGGTGTGACCGCGACTACGGCTGAACTGAACATCTTAGACGGCGTTACGGCAGATGCGACAGAGTTAAACATCATGGATGGCGTTACCGCAACGACAGCCGAATTAAATATTATGGATGGTGTTACCGCGACAACGGCAGAATTGAATATCATGGATGGCGTGACTGCCACTACAGCCGAATTGAACATTATGGATGGTGTGACTGCTACAGCAGCAGAATTGAACATTATGGACGGTGTGACAGCGACAACGGCAGAATTGAACATTATGGATGGTGTTACTGCTACAGCGGCAGAGTTAAATAAGCTAGATGGTGTGACAGCCACTACAGCCGAATTGAACTATACTGATGGCGTAACCAGCAATATTCAAACCCAGTTAGATGCAAAGGCTCCCACATCGCGCACAATCACTGCTGGCAGTGGCTTGTCAGGTGGCGGCAGTTTGGCAGCTAATAGGACAATCAGTCATGCTGATACATCTAGCCAAGCATCTGTAAACAACAGCGGCAACACGTTTATTCAAGACATTACTCTTGATACATATGGACACATTACTGGCATCGTGTCGGCTGCTGCTTCTGGCCTTTCTGTGACTGCAAGTGATTTCACTGGTACTGATGGTTACATCAAGTTTTCTAACAATTTTATGATCCAGTGGGGCCAAATTGATCCCTCTTCTGGAACCCAAGCTGTGTCTTTCTCACCTGCATTCGGTAGTAATGTGGTTTGGGCATCGGCTCAGTTGATCGACAGCTCACAGAACTATCAGTCAACCGCTATTAATCCCAGCTACACCACATCTGGTATGACCATTTACAGTGACAACGATACCAATTTGAAACTGTGGTGGATTGCGATGGGTATCTGATGGTGGCACAGAATGGGGACACCCGTACAACATTGTTTAGGTCACGAAACCAGAGTAAACGCATATGCCGCTTATACCCTTAGACATTCCCGCAGGATTTTACCGCAACGGTACGGACTATGAGCAAAGCAATCGCTGGCGTGATGGCTCATTAGTTCGCTGGCGTGATAATAGCTTGCGTCCGATTGGTGGATGGCAAGAGCGTAAAGCGTCTTTTAGCACAAACCCGCTGCGCGGAATGCATACATGGGAAACCAACAACGGCAATGCATGGCTGGCTGGTGGCTCTCACTCAGAGCTGAAAGTGATGACGGGTGCGGCTGTAGTCACGGATATTACACCATCTGACTTAGCCACAGGCCGCGAAGATGCTGGTGTTAATACTGGCTTTGGCGGTGGGTTTTACGGCCTTGGGTATTTCGGTCAACCTATTCAGTCAAACGATGACAGCGTTCCATTAGAGGCCACAACGTGGGCGTTAGACAACTGGGGTGAATACTTACTTGCGCTACATTATGATGATGGGCGCTTGTTAGAGTGGCAGTTGGATACCGCATCGAATGCGGCAGTCGTAAGCAACGCGCCAACTAGCAACCTTGGAATGGTTGTTACGGAGGAGCGCTTTGTGTTCTGCCTTGGCGCGGGTGGCAATCCACGCAAGGTTCAGTGGTGTGACCGCGAAGACAACACAACATGGACACCCGCAGCAACAAACGAAGCTGGCGACATTCTTTTGCAGACATCAGGTCAGATCATGCAGGGCATCCGCACACGCGGCCAGACATTGATTATAACTGACACAGACGCACACACAGCACGTTATCTAGGCCCACCATATGTGTATGGCTTTGAGCGCGTAGGGACATCGTGTGGAGCGATTTCGCGCAAAGCTGCATCGGATGTAGATGCTGGTGTGTTTTGGATGGGGCAAGGCGCATTTTTTCGTTTTGATGGTAACAGCGTCAATGAATTAAAATGTGACGTGCATGATTATGTATTTGGCGACTTTAACACAGCTCAGCAATCAAAATGTTGGTCGTTTGCAAATGCGGCGTTTGGTGAAATTTGGTGGTTTTATTGCTCATCGAGCAGCACAGAGATAGACCGCTATGTTGCGTATGACTACCTTGAAGGCCATTGGTTGATTGGTGAATTATCGCGCACATCTGGTGTGGCGCGTGGTGTTTTCCGCTATCCGTTCATGGCGGGTCACGATAGCGACACCGACATTTACGATCACGAAGTTGGCTACAATTTTGACAGCGCAACAACATACGCGGAAACTGGGCCAATAAGCATTGGTGTTGGTGATCAGATTGCGCGGGTCACAAAAGTAATTCCTGACGAAATCACGCAGGGCGACGTGGACGTAACTTTTAAAACGCGTTTCTACCCGAACGCAACAGAGACAACACACGGGCCGTTTACTCCAGCAAACCCAACAAGCGTTAGATTTTCAGGACGCCAGTTGAGAATGCGTGTAGAGGGGCAAAGAGCCACGCAGTGGAAAGTAGGCAATATGCGCATTGATGCAAGCACCGGGGGACGTCGCTAGTGCCAAGTCCCACCCTGCCACCTCTTGGACCTGACCTCCGGCAATGGGGGCGACAGCTATCTGCGTATTTACAGCGCAATTTAGCAAAGCTCGGGCAAAAGACTACAGACGACAACCCATCAGAGGATGGCGTTATTTTGTTTGATCGTGAATATGGATACCCTGTTGTTTCGTATAACAATGAATTTCGCCAGATCGTCATGGAAGGTGGCCATGTCTCACTGATACGATCCACGGATGTCACAGCGGCGGCAGCCAATACAGCGTATTCCATCACATTCGATGCGCCGACAGGCAACAAGTACATTGACCGCGATGCGACAAACAATGAACGGATCGTGTTTGAAGAAGCTGGCGAATATTTGATTAACTTCACAGCAGAAATTACATCATCATCTGGCAGTGATGTGACGTTCTATTTCTGGCCTGCGAAAAACGGCACGAATGTTGCGGGATCGACTATGGTTAATGTGCTGCATAACAACGGCGCAACTTTGGTGGTTTCGCGCAGTGCAGTGTTTAGCTTTGATGCGAATGATTATTTAGAAGCCAAGTGGGCGGTGGATAGTACCAACGGATCGCTGAACAGCACGGCGGCAACATCATTTTCACCAGCATCACCCGCAGCTACAATGACCATTACGCGCATCCACGGAGAGCATGCAAGTTAACGAGGGTTCACGTTTGGGCGATAATGTTGTAGAATTGAAAAAACGATCACACATCAGGGTCGAGCCGATCATCGAGGACGTCGAGCTTGCGCTAGATAAATCGCTGAATTTGCTTCGTCCATCAATCGATGCATACAGTAGAAACGTAGCGGTCGAAAACGTGATCGAGGATTTGCTAGACCAGAGCACGTTGCTCTGGCATGTGTACATCGAGGACACGTTGGCAGCGGCTTTTACAACAGTCGTGTGTCATCACCCTCAACGGCAAACGCTCTTCATAGAGTTTATGGGTGGCGTTGATATGAGGGTTTGGATGAAAGCAGCTCTAAACACACTGACGGAAGTTTGTAAGCGCGGCAATCTTGCTGCGATTGAAGCTGACGGTCGTTTAGGGTTTACGCGCTTTGCCGCAGACAACGGCTTTGTGGAAACACATCGTCATTTTGAGATGGAGATTTAGTCGTGGGCAGTAAGACAACGACAACCGAAGCAAAGATGCCTCAGTTCCAAGAGGACTTTATCAGAGAAACAATCATTCCGCGCGCTGAAGATATTGCGTCGCAAGAGTTTGAGCCATTTACGGGTGAACGCGTAGCCGGGTTGACCGGCCTACAAGAGCAAGCTCTGCAAGGTTATGGTGCTCTATCCACTCCATCCCCTGAAAGCCAACAAGCAGCACAGGCGTACGGGCAGCTTGCACAGTTTCAGCCAAGAGCCATGCAGGCAGCTACAGCCGCTCCGCTCTCGACGTTTGGCGGTGTTGGCGCGGTGCAAAGCGCAATGGCTCCCGGTCAAATGGCTGTCGACACAGCGGCGTCTCGTATGTCGCAGTATCAAAACCCATACGAAGATGCAGTGGTGCAGGCAGCTTTACGCGATGTAGAGCAGGGCCGCCAAGCTGCAATCAATCGTGAGGGTGCAGCGGCAACGTCAGCAGGCGCGTTTGGCGGATCTCGACAGGCAATACGGCAGTCAGAGCTCGATAAAGCTGCAAATCAGCAAGCTCTCGACACAGCGGCACGTTTGCGTTCTCAGGGCTTCACACAGGCGCTTGGAGCGTCACAGTTCGACATTGGCCAGACACAAGCGGCACGCAGCCTAGCAGCGCAGCAAGCAATGACAGCGGCCACACTCGGCCAGCAAGCTCGAGAGAGTGCAGCGGCTCGTGCGCAGGCGTCAGGCATGGCAGGCATGACAGCGGCAAACCAAGCGGCACAAGCACAGGCGGCACGCGAACAAGCAGCCGCGCAGGCTAACTTGTCAGCGGCGTTGTCAGCGGGTCAATTGCAGGCGACAGGCGCGGCAGGGCTTGCCGGGCTTGGCAGCTCTAACCTACGCGATCAAATGGCGGCACTTAGCGCGCAGATGGGCGCAGGCGAAACTCAGCGCATGCTTGGCCAGCAAGGTCTGGATGCAGCGTATCAGCAATACTTGGCGCAGCAAAACTATCCGCTTACACAGTTTGGCGTCTTGACAGGTGCAGCAAGCGCGATCCCAACAGGTTACGGGACTACAATGGAAACGACACGAAACCCGATGGGCACGCTTGGTATGGGCTTGCAAGCGTTTGGCGGATTGGGCATGGGCGGCATTGGGCCGTTTAGCGCGTTCCAAGGAATGCAGAGCAACCCGTTTGGCGGATTTGGCGGATAGGAGATAACGATGGCGACTTATAGACTTACACAAGAAGACATCGATCGCTTCAATCTGACGGACGCCGTGCCCGGCGACATGGCGACAGAGCAAGAGCTGCGCATGATGTTTCCGGCGCAGATGAATGAGCTCGACCAGCAAGCGCGTCAAGCGACGACAAGCAGCATGTTCACGCCGGCTAGCGTATCGGGCACACCCGTCGCGGCTCCGGTGTCGACGGCTAATCTGCCGTACAATCCCAGCGAAATCCTGCCACCTGATGCGCCAGTGGCGCAGCAAGTCACCGGGACAACGCAGCCTCTGTCTAACGCTGGTATTGAGGCAATGTTGGCGCAGGGCGCACAGGCGCAGCCAGTCGCGTCAATGACGCAAGAAGACGACCCGTACAGCAACCTAAGCAAGACGCAGCGACGTATGCTTGCGTTTGCCGCAATCAGCGACGCAGGCGCCGCTTTGCAGGGCAAGCAGGGCACGATGGTATCATCGCTTCTTGGCGACTTTACAGAGCGCGCAGATCAGGCGCGTAAGGCTAACGCAGCGCAGCAACGCAACCAGATGATGTCGCAGCTCATGGGCGGCGGTATGGGCGGAGGCATGGGCCTCGAAGGCTTCAACCCTACGCAGCGTCGTCAGGCGATCGTAGCAGCTATGACGCAGGGCTTGATTGAGCCTGCGGCGGCAAAGGTGTTGCTCGATCAAACAGCGCAGATGGAAGGTCAACTATCGGCCGCAAGTAAGTCGGCGTCACTAATTGCGGACGTTGATACAGTGCTACAGCTTCCCGGGCTTGATCAATTGCTTGGCGTCGAGGGTATATTTACGCGCAGCTTAGAGAGCTTGGGACTTGGCGCGTTGCGTCAGGATGCAATGGCAGCTCGCGCTTTCATGGAAAAAATTAAAGGCGGCATATTCATGGAAGCCTTTTCCACATTGAAGGGCGGTGGACAAATTACTGAAAAAGAAGGTGAGAAAGCGACCCAAGCCGCAGCACGCCTAAACGAAGCGCAGAGCCCACCAGCGTTCCGCGACGCACTTGCAGAGGTGCGTTTTTATGCGGATCTTGCGCGGCGTCGTGCTAACGGTGAGGTTATTCCAGAGACGTTCTACAAAAGCACATTGACGCAGACGGACGCGACAGAAGCGGACCAAGAGACTGACGAAGACACAGAAAAGTATTTCACTACACCGGGTAATTAAATGGCACGCACAGCACTCGAGATATTCCAAGCAGGCAAGCGCGCAGTTGAAGCGGGCGACATGAATGCGGCCAGAAAGCTCAAACGGATGCATCAGGAAGCGGTGCAACGCGAAGCCGCAGAGCGCAGCGTTGCGGGCGAAGCTGCGTACGCAGGCGGTGCGGGCGTCGTTCGAGGGGCCGCTGAAGGCGCAAGCGTCGGCAGCCGCATTCTAGATTTCATGCAGTTTGGCATTCCTGCTTACATTGCTGAAAATGTTTTAGGAGCCGAAAACGTAGAAGTGCCAGAGAGCGATCCCGGCGCATTGCGTCGTATAGCCTCGGACGTCACAGGCGGATACAGCGAATATCAAAGCCCGCGCTTTGTTGGCCAAGTTGCTGGCACTGGCGGCGAGTTTGTTGGCGGCGGCTTAACGATGCCAATCGGAGGGCCAGTTCGAGCGGCCGCTCAGTCTGTAGTGCCGGGCGTTGCAAGCGAGCTCGCGGGTCAAGCAGCGCAAGCCTATGCGCCAGAATATGAGGGCGCAGCTCGCTTAGTTGGCGCCCTTGGTGCGCCGTTCGCGACTGAGGGACTAAAGGCAGGCGCGCGTCGTGCGTTGACTGGCGGCGAAGCTCGCTTGGGTCGTGTTGGATCTGAACGAGCGCGCTCAATTCAGGCGCTAGAAGCGGCAGACGTTCCGCTGACCGCAGGACAAAAGTACGGCTCGACATCGTTGATGCGCTTAGAAGGCGTTGAGGCGACCGACATCGAAACAATGGAAGGCATTTCTCAACAGGTAATGCGCCTGATGGGGTCAGACGCGCCCAAAGCGACGCGCTCAGCGATGCTAGAGCGCAAGCAGGCACTCGGAGACGTTTTCGAGCGTGCAGAGGCTGTGGCGGGCGATATTCCGACAGCGCAGGATGTGACAGACATGGCGCGCGTTGCGCAACGCTTCCAAGATGCAAGCGGTGATGCAATGCCTCGTATCGTGAAGCAAGCGCTAGAGCGCATCGATGAGGCGGCTAATACTGGCGTACCTCTATCTGGCACAATGTTATCTGACTTCCGCACACGACTGAGCGATGTCATTGAAACAACGCTCGGCGACGAGCGTGCGGTCGCAGCCATGGGTGCAAAAGAGGTCATCGACAACATCATTGAGCGCAGCGTCAAACGCCAAGATCCAGATTTGTTCCGCGAGCTTGTGACAGCGCGTGAGCAATATCGCGCATTCTTGACAGGCATGCGTGCGCTAAATCGCCAAGGCACGGACATCCGAGGCGGCATCATATCACCAGCGGCGTTGAGTAGCGCAGCCCGCATCCGAGAGGGCACAAAGTATCTGACTGGCACAGGATCACCATTGGGTGAGTTTGCGTTTGCGGCCGAGGAAATCGCGTCTAGCTTGCCTGCCGTCATGGCTGGCGGTGCTCGTACCGTGCAGGGCATGGGCGGCTTTGGTGGCGCTGTTCTTGGCGCAGAGGCGTTCTCCACACCGACAGCGGCCGCACTTGGCGGATTGGCGGGGATCGCTGCGCCGCGTATCGCTCAGTCGATCGTGCGCTCTGGTCCGGTGCAGCGCGGGCTTATGCCGCCAGAGCAAGTATTGTCGACCCGCCTGATTGAGCGACTAGCGCGTCAGCCCGGCGGGTTACTCGCGATCGATTAACTAGACTTCTTGGCTCGCGTTTTTCTCGCGGGCTTTTTCTCTTCTGCGGGTGCAATGATTTCGTCTTTAAAACGATTAAGAAGCTCTGCTGCTGTCTCGCACGCTCGAAACACAGCAAACACGTTTGCGGATCGATGCGGCTGGCGTAATACGTTTAAAAGCTCTTTGTATTCATGTTCTTGCATTTCTTTTTCCTCTGCTAAGTGCGGCAAGCCTACGCCATATGTAGTTGAAAAGCAAACTAGCGTGCTATATGTTGTGCATATTCATGGTTAGAGCAACCACTCACTTCACTGCTTCACTGCACTCCCCGCTTCGGCGGGGATTTTTTTTAGTTGAAACGGAGTCCGTTAACGCTTAGTTAACAATAAGAAGTGAAGGAGGAACCATGGAATACATCAAAACACTTGCCGCAGCCGTAAGCTGCACGGTCATCTCAATCGCAGGCCCGTTCGCCTGCGCATTGGGCATCGAGTACATCTTGCCGGGATTGGGCTACCCTGCGTTGGGCATCGCGTTGGTCGCGTGCCCAGTGCTCGGATGCAAGGCGATGGATCTGTTTGATTAATCGTGTGGGCGGCGTGCTTGTGATCGGGTTATAGCGGGTCTGGCACAACCAACAAAACGCTGTATGTGTCAGAAAGCCGCCCACGCACAATAACTATCAAAACTAGGAGTGAGATCAATGGAATTTTTTACCGCATTCTACTTAGAATACGCAATCATGGGCAGGGATATACAGACGTATATACTCCTGCCCAGTTCTGAGGCGTGTCAGGTGTTTATCCGGGACAACGAAGACATGGCGGAGTACATGTACGCCGATGGCGACGTTGACATGTACTGCCGCGATACTGGCGTTTTGTCCAAGTCTATCAGGCCCAAGCTGCGACCCACTGACCTACGTCAAAGCACGGACAAGCCTTAGTCGCATAATCGTTGTGACCCGAGATCGTTGAGATCGTCGGAAACTCTTGCTGTAAGCTCTCGATCAGGGCTTGCAGCTCACGCGCTTGATCGACGGTGTAGTTATCCATGAACACGTCGTCAGCGCAGCCTCCACGCCCGCCTACGAGCGCAATGCCAATCGTTGTCTTGTTGTGCCCGCGTGTGTGCGCCCCGCTGCGCGTGATCGGGCGTCCAGCCGCGATCTGGCCATTACGATGCACGACGAAGTGATAGCCAATGTCGGACCATCCGCGCTCGGTCGTGTGCCACCGGCGGATCTCCTTTACGACATCCGCTGCGTCTTTGTCTGCGTACCAGTTCGGATTGGTCGCCGTTGCGTGTATTACGATTTCGTCAATGTGTCTCATTTTTTCTTTCCTCCAAGTCCCCGCATTGTTCTTATCCCAAAGGATGCGGCAATCGACGCGTACATGCCCCACTGCACCCAGAGGGGTGTCGTCTCAAGATTTGCAAATCCTCGTGCCATTGTATCCTGTAAAGACGGAACAAAATTAGCAGCAAGGATAAGCACAAACACAATCGTCCAAAGCTCATCTTTCCAACTATCCTTACTGGCCTCGATGGCCGCCTGTTCCCAGTTAATTTCGCCCGTCGCTTGTTTAAGTTTAATTTCGGCATTGGCCTTTTGAATTGCTGTCTTGCCGTCAATGTACGACGTAGCCAAGCCTGACAGCGCTTGCACGATGCCCCCGATCATTTCTTTTGCTCCCCGTTCATCCAGATACCAAAGCAGCCGGTTAGCGCGCCCATGCACACAGAAACAAGACCCGCCTGACCATTTGTGGGCGCTTCAAGGCCCATGTACCAGTGTACCGATTGATAAGTTAGTATAGTGACGGCTAACATCATAAGCCGTGGGATGACTTTCCAGTCATCAACGAATGTACGAGCCATTTGCATATCTCTCCGCTATTTCTCGACTGGTCGTGATTATAACGACTTTCCCGCATTTGTCATATACTGCGTACTTCATGTTTCCGATCTGCACCAATTGCATTTACCATTTGCCTTGTTGCTTCCCCACGAACCAGAACACAAACGCCATGATAACCGCTGCCAAAACAAAGATAATAAAGCCAAACGTCCACTCAATGATCGCTTGTTTCATCTTGGCTTTTTTGAAATCGGTTTTCTCCTTTTGCTTTTTCATATCCCGCAGGATCTGCTTGTACTCCTCAAGCCCGGTCGGGCCGTGTACATAGCGGATCATGTTTTCTAGTTCGGTCTTGAGAGACTGAGCTTTCTTTTTCGCGGCAAAGGCGTTAGCCGCGCGCTCCTCCATTGAGCCGCTAAATGTCTTGTACCATGGCGGGTTCTTTGCCTGACGCTCTGCTTCGTTAATATCTGCCCACGCGCCTGCAAACTTTGACATGGCTTGTGTGGTGTCGCGTCCCGCATTGATAAGCTGCCGCATCTGCCCGACGGCTGTGCTGGCAACGCTTAACGCTGTGATTGGATCGATCATGCTAGTTCTAACCTCGCTGGGCAGATGTACTCTGGGCTTACGCGGTACATTCTATCATAATAACCAAATCTTCGCGACCCGCAGTCATAGTAGCACAATTTGTGAAATCCAAGCGTGAACGTCTGGCCCCATGCTATAGCGACCAAAGTGCAGATCATTTTGCCCGAGACAAAAAGTCTTCCCACATAGGTTTAATCATCTTGTAATTCTCTTCAACCTTGTACGTCGTTAGCGTCATCTTTGCGTTCATTTGGTAAAGCTGTAATGATCCCCAGCTTAGCATACCAAGCGCGATAACACCTAAAATTTGCTCGATCTTCATAGGCCGTCCATCTTCATCAAAACTGCGACAAGCAAACCGATGATTGAGCCAGCGGCTGCAAGCAGAATACTTTCCAAACGCTTCACGCGTGTAAAGAGGTCCTTGAACTGGATTTTTACCTCAGTTTTTATGGCCACAACTTCCTTTTCCAATCCGTCAATGCGCTCATGCGCGCTGGCTACAGTGCGTCGATCCATGTCCTACCTCGAGTAACTTTTAACAATTTATAGCATATCGCAAAAAAAATGCACATCCCCCCTTGTAACTCTAATTGTTAACATTAAGTTAACAGTATAAGAGTGAAGGAGACAAAAAAATGACAAACACAGCTAAAAAAGTTCGTAAAGGTTTTTACACATACAACGGTCACTTGATCGTAAATCGTGAGCTTGGTGGACAAAAGCATTGGGCAATTTTTGAAGAAGCACCAGAAGGCTCAGAGCTTCCTATGTCTATGTATCACATCACCAACTTTAACACTAAGCGTGAGTGTGAGCGTCATATTGATGCGCTTACATCATGGGCGCGTCAGCCAGTCACAATCGGTTTAACGTATTAATCAACGGGGCTTCGGCCCCACCTTACAGTGAAGGAGACAGAAAATGACATACATTGATAACGACGATTACTGGGCAAGACAGTGGCAGCTAGAAGCTGAGGCGGAGGAATACGAAATCGAAAAGCAGCGCATTGAGCTACAAAACGCATCTGGCGTTGATATGCCAGACTTAGGGCCATATCGCAATTATTTCGATTTCGTAGATTGTAAGTTTGAAAGCACAGAAATCCCATTTTAATTCTGGCAAGTTGATCCCGCTGTTACTTCCATGTTAACAGCGGGGAAACATATGGAGATACCAATGATCACACCAGTTTCACTGAAACCCGCCGAAGAGTTAAAACAGATTGGACCGCGCATCAGCGAGACGGTCGCCAAGTCACTAGCGGACTACAGCAAGCGCACCCGGATGCCGCAGGCGCTAATCGTGGAAAGCGCGCTACGCGAACTACTAAAGGACGCAGGCTATGACGTCTAAGATTTACGCTGGCATCGATTGCGGATACCGCACTGGCGGTGTGGCGCTGATCGACAAAAGCGGCTTTGCCGAGGTACACGATTTGCCGACGTATAGCGAAGGCGGGGTCGACATCACGGCGCTGAACGAGATCCTGACAAGCGTCGACATCGATCACATCTTCATCGAAAAGCAGCAAGCCATGCCACGCCAAGGCGTGTCGTCGACGTTTAAGCTAGGCTACGCATTCGGGCAGATCGTTACCACAGCCGCGCTTACACGCACGCCGTACACGATCCTATCGCCCGCTGGCTGGAAGAAGGGCTTACGCTTACCCAGTGACAAAGACGCAGCGCGCAGGCTTGCGCAGCAATGGTATCCGAAAGTCGCGGATCAATTCACACGCAAAAAAGACGAGCACCGCGCTGAGGCGTTGTTAATCGCACACTACGGAGCTTTGCTAGATGGCTAATATACGCTACGACATGTCGAACGAGGAGTACCACCAGAGCGACGCGCTCAGCGCCTCTGGCGCAAAGACGATCGCGCTCGAAAGCCTATTCGACTTTAAGTACGCTGAACGCGAACATAAAACCGCGTTTGACGTAGGGACAGCCACGCACACATTCGTGTTCGAGCCTCAGATCGCCGACACAGTGTGGTGTGGACCAGAGACGCGCCGAGGCAAGGCGTGGACGGAGATGAAAGCCGCTGCGGATGCCGAAGGCGCACTGCTACTCACGGACAGCGACTATCGTCTAGCCAAGGGCATGGCAGAGGCCGTCCGCGCCAACCCCGACGCAGCCGAGCTGCTCACGCGTCAAATGACATGCGAGGCAAGCGTATTTGTACGCGATCAAATCTATGGCGTCGACTTGCGAGCCCGCCCGGACGGATGGCGTAAGGACATCGCAACGCTGATCGACTTGAAAACAACGATTGATCCATCGCCAGAAGGGTTCGCCAAACAAGCGGCCAATCTTGGCTACCACATACAGGATCAGTTCTACCGCCGGGTGATGACCCTAAGCGGAAACGAGATTGACCGCTTTGTCTTTATCGCGGTAGGAAAGAAAGCACCCCACAAAGTCGGGGTGTACGAGCTTAACTGGCGCACGCTCGAAGAGGGCAACGCGGCAGTTAAACACGCGCTTGAGCAATACGCGAGAGCGCAGGAAACGGGCATTTGGGATTACGGGTATGGCGAGCTTACCACGCTCGAGATACCGCCATATGCCTTCAAATTCACCGAGGCAAACTAAGTCAGGAGACACACATGCCAATTGAATTTACGTCTGAAAGCGCAGGCAATACAAACTTTGTCCGCGTCAACCTACCGCAAAACCGGTGGACACTTAAAACCGAAGGCGGCGACGAGCCGATCGACATGACGCGCGGCATCGCGATCGACGTGGCCAATGTCGTGTTTGGATGGCTGCACATCGATGTCGGCGTCCGCGACTGGCAACCATGGCCATCGCCTTCACAGCAAATCGCAAAGCCAAGCGATCAGCACAAAAAAGGATTTGAGGTAGACTGCTGGATGGGCGACGGCCGTGCCGCGCAGTTCAGCGGTAACTCATACGGCTTAGGCACGTTTATCGCCAAGCTATACAATCAAGCAGAACAGATGCCAGAGTTTGGCACGCAGATCCCAGTGGTTCAGTGTACAAGCTCAACGCCGGTCGTGATCGGCAAAGGCACATCGTACGACGTCGGTTTCACTATTGCGAAGTGGATCGATCGTCCTGCGCAGGATGCGGACACGGGTTCCCCTTCCCCCGCAGCACCCGCTCCTGCGCAACCAACACCAGCGCCAGCGCCTGAACCCGCGCCGGCGGCTGCACCGACAGGAGGCAGCGACTTCGGGTTCTAACAAAAGTAATAACGCGCCTCGCCTAACAGCGGGGCGTAACCACATCAGGAAGTGAGCATGTCTGAAGCATATTTTAACAAGGTTCGCGAAAGCGCCGTCGGCGAAATGCTGACAACAATAAAAGGCGGTCGCAACGAAACACTGAACAAGGCAGCGTACGCGCTCGGTCGCCACGCACACCTTGCACCCGCAAACATCGATGCAGCCGTCTCAGAGCTGCACGCAGCCGCAAAACAAATCGGCCTGAACGAAATCGAAATCAAAGCCACAATTGGATCTGGCTTTAAACGCGGCGGCGAAAACCCAAAGGTTCTCGAAGACAGCGACGCGCTGCCGTACAGCGCGTCCGAGTTTGACCGCCTGATCGGTCGTCTGGCAAACAAAGAGGTGCTCGTACGCGACGAGGAAACACGCCAAGACAAGATTAAGAAAGCGCAGGAACAGTGGGAGCGCGCTGTACCGATCTCACGCGAAACGACGGACGCTGTGCGCCCGGCACTCCTTTACCTCAACTCACGCGGCCTCAGAGCGTCTACAGCGGTCGACACAGCGCGCTTTGCGCCTAACGTTTACGGTGGGCCCGCGATTGTGTTCCCAGCCTATAGCGAGGACGGAGACTTACGCGGCGTGCAAGCCGTGTTACTCACGCCCGAAGGTAAGAAGCGCGAGCACAATGGCATCGCCAAATATTCGCGCGGTGTGCTTGCTGGAAACGCGATGAAGATAGACGGCGGAGCGCCGATCATCATTTGCGAGGGGCCAGAGGACGCGCTGAGCGTGCGACAGGCGGCCGGAGACGCCGCGACAGTCGTGTGTACGTTCGGCAAGGCTGGTATGGCCTCGTACAACGTTCCACGCGCCTCAGACGTCACGATATGCGCTGATCCTGACCTAGACGTCGACAAGTGCGCAGAGGTGCTTGCAGGGGACGGCAGCAACGCCGTACACGTCGTCCGTTTCGATCAGCTTGGCGTCGAAAACGTCAAGGACGCCAACGACTACCTAAAGGAAGCTGGGGAGGACGAGCTAAAGCGCGCGCTTGCGCAAGCCAAACCTGTGGACCAAGTAAAGCAGGAAGCGATCGCAACCGAGCGCAACTGGCCGACGCTGTTTGAGCCGATCGACGCCGCAAACATTCCCGCGCGTCGTTGGGTTTACGGACACCACTACATCCGCTCCTACGTCAGCGTCGTGGCATCCGCCGGGGGCTTAGGCAAGTCATCCATGCAAATGGTAGAAGCGGTCAGCATTGCCACTGGCAAGGCGCTACTCGGCGAGGCCGTGCACGAGCAATGCAAGGTGTGGATCGTCAACCTAGAAGATCCGCTCGAAGAGATGCAGCGACGCATGGCAGCCGTCATGCAGCATTACGACATCAAGGCCGACGACATCCGCGGTAAAATTTTCCTAGACGCTGGGCGCGATCTAAAGATGATCTTTGCCAAGCAAACGCGCGACGGTCTCGAGATCATCGAAGAAATCGTGGAATACATGATCAAGGTTATCAATGACAACGGCATCTCCGTCGTCTTCATTGACCCTTGGGTCGCGGCGATGGGTGGCATCAGCGAAAACGACAACATGGCTATGAACGCAGCCGTGGGCGCCGTCAGAGCCATCGCGGATGCGACAGACGCCGCAATCGTGCTCACGCACCACATTCGCAAGACAAACGGCGAGGAAGCAACAATCGATAGCGTCCGGGGCGCAGGCTCGCTCATTGGCGCAGCTCGTGCCGCGCGTGTTCTTAATCGCGTATCGCAAGAGGAAGCGATGAAGCTTGGCGTGTCCGAAGAGGGCAGTCTAGGCATCTTCCGCGTCGACGACGGCAAGAACAACCTAAGCTTACCCGCATCCAAGGCGCTCTACAGGCGCATGGAGAGCGTACTGCTCGCCAACGGTGAGTTTGTCGGCGTCGCCACAGAGTTTAAGCTGCCTGATCTCTTTGACGGCATCAGCGCCAAGCACGCGATGGAGGTGCAGAAGCTCGTAGGCGCAGCCGAAGAACGCGGAGAGCCGATGCGCAAAAACGCGCAGGCAAAAACGTGGGTCGGGCAAGCGGTCGCCGTCGTGCTCGATCTCGACATGGAAAAGAAACACGAGAAAGCGAAAGCAAAAGCCGTCATCGCCAAATGGCTAGAGACAGGCGTGCTGCGCGAAGACACTTGGAAAAGCGGACGCGATGGACGCGAGGTGCCGATCATCATCGTTGGCGAATGGATCAGTAGAGCGGAGGCAGGGCTATGACAGACCAAGATACAATCGACAGAATATACGACGCGCTCGATGGCGTGGAAAAGTTGTTCCTGTTGCTTAAGGTGAAACAGAGCGAGCGCTACCAGCAGCTACAAGACCAACACATGAGCGTCTCTGTGGTCAGCGATCAGGTGTGGCATCACACAACGTACAAGAACGCAGATACGACGCCGATTGTAGACGGTGATGACGTGCTGGATGAAGGCGATGCATTCTAAACCGCACTTACCGCACTAGTGGTGCGGAGAGGTGCGGAAGGTGCGGAAAATAAGCCGTAAACCACTCCGCCGCACCTCTAGCGTATATAATACGCTAGTGCGGAGGAACGTGCGGGGCTTATAAATGTAGGTGCGGAGGTACTATGGCAAAGAAGAGCTATGTAAACGTAACAAAGGCTAAAGCGAGAGGCCGTGATGCAGTAGGACACATAAAGCCAGACGAAGACAAGCTGGTCATTAAAGCGGCTGTCTGGGGACAGCTTGAACCCTTGCAGAAGATTAGCGAAGAAAAGATCCGGCGTTGGGGCGATCAATTGCCGAAGTGCGTGCCGCCAGAAATGGCAGGACGATTTGAAGCGGCATATGAGGCGCTCGAGGCTGCGGTACTCGATAACGATGTCGTCACGACGCACGAAATCGTCGGGCAGCTTATGCGCGCATGGGACGTGCTAGAGAAGACAGCGATCGCAGCCGGGCACGAGCCGCTCAGAGAGAGCGCTTGGTGCGTGCAGATGGATGAGGGCGATGTCATCTGTATCGCGCTTCACGGGCACGCTGAGCTGCGGCAGAAGTTTCCGCATTGGACGGTCTACGGCATCGAGGATGCGTGCCGTGTCCTGCGGGCAGACTGGACCGCGTCATTCTTGGACAAGGCATACGACAGCTTCCCGAATGCGAAGCTCACGAAAGTCGTGTACAATGGCGAAGACAAAGCACCAGTGAACTGGGATTTAGGAGGAGACGATATTCCATGGTAGGTGAGGTAGGCTTAGCAAAGATGGCAGCGCTCGACGCAGTAGGCGAAGACGAGATCTTCGAGCAAATCGCGCAAGGGCAGACAATGCAGCTACTCTGCAAGAAGTACGACATAGGCACGAAGCTCTGGTACAAGTGGATCGATAGCGTCGAAGGTCGCCGGGATCGATACAACGGTGCGCAAGCAGAAGCTGCGCACTTCTACGCGAACAGAGCGGTTCAGACGTCACAAGCTGCAACTCCTGACATGGTCAACGTCGCGCGCTTACAGGTCGACACGGACAAGTGGATCGCGTCCAAGCTGAACGCGCAGTACGACACGAGACAGCGTGATGTCGCGGTGAACATCAGCGTGACAGACTTGCACGCGGAAGCATCGGCGCTGCTCAACAGCGTGCAAATGAAGGACGTGATTGACGTGGACGCGGAGGACGTGAGCGATGGTTGACGGTGAAATCACACACTGGCGCAACACCGCGCACGCGGGCGCGCGCGTAACCGAACGAGCGTTCAATTGCAAGCTCGATCGCGTCGCCGCGTTGCAGCGGACACACAAGATGTTGTGGTTTGCGCTGAGCGCATATCTCAGGCCGAATAAAAAGCGTTATAAATCAACGGCTTACCAAAGTTTTAACATAATAGCTGTTATACGACTTGCGTTTAGCTATGCGCGAATTGCATGCCTCGGCGCGGCCGCGTTTTTGCCCCCCCTTCGATTTGCTGCGGCCCCCCGCAAATGCAATGACCCCAACACGCATCCCCGTTCAAAAATTTTCGGAGAACCCACATGAGCAACGATAACCCCTTTGTGAAATTGATGCAGCGCTACCGCGATGACCCGGTTGCCTTTGCGCGCGAGGTCATCGGCATTGAGCCTGACGAGTGGCAGATTGAGCTGTTGGACGCGGTTGCCGCGCCTGCGGTTCGGCGTGTGTCCGTTCGTTCTGGCCACGGTGTAGGGAAGTCGACAGCGGTTGCGATGGCTGCGATTTGGCACGTTTTGATGCGTGTACCGAGCAAGACGGTTGTGACGGCCCCCACGTCATCTCAGTTGTTCGACGCGTGTTTCGCTGAGATGAAAAATGTGGCCAAGCGGTTGAAGCCTCCGTTTGACAAGTTGTTGGAGGTGAAGAGTGATCGCATTGAGTTGAAGAGCCAGCCGGAGGCCACGTTTATTTCGTGTAGGACGTCCCGCGCCGAGCAGCCGGAAGCGTTGGCTGGTGTTCACAGTGAGAACGTGCTGCTGATTGCCGACGAGGCCAGCGGTGTACCGAACGCGGTTTTTGAGGCGGCTTCTGGATCTATGTCTGGGCACAATGCGACGACCATTCTCACTGGCAACCCGACGCGGAACACGGGTTTCTTTTATGACACGCACAATCGTTTGAAGGATGACTGGTACACGATGCATGTGAGCTGCGTTGATAGTCCACGCGTTGCGGAAGATTTTGTGTCGGACATGATGAAGCGATATGGCGAGGATAGCCCGGCGTATCATGTGCGTGTGTTGGGCAATTTCCCGCCTGCGGAAGAGGACACTGTTATTCCTGTGGCGTTGATCGATGCCGCGATGAATAACGATATACGCGTTCATGAGGATACGACGGTCATTTGGGGTTTGGACGTTGCCCGGCAGGGTGGCGATGCGAGCGTTTTGGCGAAGCGTCAGGGGCCGATTATACATCCGCTTACTGTGTGGCGAAATCTCGACTTGATGCAGCTCACGGGTGCTGTGAAGGCGGAGTATGACGCGTTGGCGCCGTCCAAGCGGCCGGCGGAGATTATTGTTGACAGTAACGGGTTTGGCGCGGGTGTGTTGGATCGCTTGCGGGAGCTGGGGATGCCGGCGCGTGGATTGAACGTTGCGGAGCGTGCGATGGCGAAGGAGACGTATTTGAATATGCGCGCTGAGCTGTGGTTTAAGACGAAGGCGTGGCTAGAGGGGCAGGACGTTAAGCTGCCTTACGATGATTTGTTGTGGGCGGAGTTGGCGGCTCCTCGTTATCACTTTACGAGCGCGGGCAAGATCCAAGTTGAGAGCAAGGAGGCGATGAAGAAGCGTGGCGTTGCGTCGCCTGACCGCGCTGATGCGATTTGTTTGTGCTTGGCGAATGATCACACGACGATGCATTACGGAACGAGTTCGAGCGGCTCGTGGAGCCGCCCGTTGCGTCGTGAGATCCGAGGTATTATTTAGAGCGTGTCGGCGCGTTTTATGCGTTCCCCGATCCACCGCATGACTGGCACCGCCATTGAGTTGCCCATCGCCTTGTATCGAGGTCCGTCCGGGCAATCCTCCGCGTCTTTGTTGCGCCACGAAATCTGCGTGTAGTTATCGGGGAAGCCTTGCAGGCGTTCGCACTCGATGGGCGTTAGGCGGCGGACTTGTAAGTTTTGCCTGATGCCGTACTGAATGTTGGACGTGTCGTTTGGTATCTGCGCGTTGAGCGTTGGGTAAACGTCACGCTCCCAGGCGTAGCTGTTTGACATCTCCGACGCAGTCCACGCCACCGCGGTTGTATGCCCCACCGATAGCGTCGGCGACACCTCTGGTGTTGACGCCGCCTGTGTGCCGCTCATCTCCGCGGGGAATGCGACAGGATGGATAACGCCTTCCTCAACATCGCGCGCCCCGATTGCGTTGAGGCCACGCGCCGTAAGCGTTCCTATAACGTCGCGTTCCACGATCAAGTGTCCGTTGTTTGCGGATTGGTGCGTGAGTTTGCCGCCACCGCATTGCGTATCTAGGGCGCCCGCTGTGGCGGGTGTGTGCCCATACACAAGCGGCTTGGTTTCGTGATCTGCGCCACCCATGCCATACGACGCTGTGATCGTGTTCACGGTCTGCTGCGCGGTGACAAGCGTCTCCGACCCGCCGCCTAAGTCTCCTCCTGCGGCTCTGATTGTTCCGACGCCTTGATGGTAGCCTCCAAAGCTGCTTGAAGTGTATCCGGCAGCTTCTTGTTTCGCTTCTCGGCTCGGCGCAGGATGCCCTGACATGCTTTCGCGCTCAAATAGAACCGCTGCGGCACGTCGCCAGTCTCCAAGGTATCCGACAACAAACACACGTCTGCGTCGTTGGGCCACTCCGAAGTATTGAGCGTCAAGCACTCGGTAAGCGAACCCATACCCGAGTTTGCCCAGCGCCCCGAGGAAGGTGCCAAAGTCTCGTCCTCCGTTAGATGACAAGACGCCGGGGACGTTTTCCCAGACCACCCATCTGGGCTTATACTTTGCAGCAATGGCAAGATAGGTGAGCATGAGGTTCCCGCGTGGGTCATCAAGTCCTTTGCGAAGTCCTGCGACGCTGAATGATTGGCAGGGGGTTCCTCCCACGAGAAGGTCAATTGGGTCATCGTTCCACTCCTTAAATTTCGTCATGTCGCCAAGGTTAGGCGTTTCTGGGTAATGGTGCTCTAAGACTGCGCTCGGAAATTTTTCGATTTCGCTGAACCACTGCGGCTCCCACCCGAGCGGGTGCCATGCAACTGTGGCGGCTTCTACGCCTGAGCATACGCTTCCGTATTTCATGTTCTGTCCCTCGGTCCTTTGACGCCGTAGCGCGTTTTGACTTGCTGGACGGCTTGGTGCGTCATGCCGAGCTCTTTTGCGATTGCGCGGTTTGTGAAGCCTTCTTGGATCATCTCGATGGCGATTTGGATGTGTTTACGCGCGCCTATGCGTGACGAGATTGTGCCTACGGTGCCTTGATTGATGCCGAGGTGTTCGGCGATTTGTTTTTGCGTGTAGCCTTCTTTCGTCATGCGAATGATGGTTTGTTGGCGTTCGACTTTGACGTGCTTGCCTTCGACGGACTTTTTCTTGTGTTCTTCTGGGTGGACGATTTGGTTGCCCCAGCGTTTGCGGAATGCTTGGACGTCGTTGCGCGCGACTTCTTTCATCATGTTGGCGACTTCGTCTTCGTTTGGCGTGCGTCCGTTTTCTTCGACGAATTTTGTTATTGCGTTCATATGTTGTACCCTTCTTTTCTGCGATCTGCGACAAATTTGCGTAATTCGTCTTTTGCGTACCAGTATTTGTTACCGGCTGACGGCGTTTCGCGTTTTACCCATGCCTCCATGCATCTGTCGACGTGTTGTCTTAGGTGATTGTATTCCGCTTCTAGCGCTGGTGTTAGCCCGTGTTTTGCCATTTCTACCTCCTTTTGGGATGAATTTCTCGATCCAGCATGGCGCGCAATAGTGGATCTCGTTTGTTATTGTTGTTGATGTATTTCCGCATTCTGCGCATGTGTTATTTTGCATTATTTTTTGTCTTTCCTCGAGGATTTTTTATGGGTGGTAGGTCGGCTGTGAGCGCGTCCGGGTTATTGCGTTTCCAGCGCGCGTTGAGGCCGATTGTGTGCGTGATTTCTGCAAGCAGCGCCTCGGCTGTGTCGTCGCCGTCCACGATTTCTTGCAAGCGATCTGCGATGTGAAAGATGCAAACTCTATCGTCGATCATGACGCTTCCTTCCTTGGCATGTGATAGCTCTTTTTAACGCCGAATGCGGGGTGCCCGGCTTCGTAGCCGTGGACGTAGATTTCCCAGCGGTTGCGTGTTTCGCTCCAGCGCGAGCGCTCCCATTGTTCTTTGGCTTTGCGCCAGTGCCCCCGGCGGAAGTGGAGGGCTTGCTTACCGCCTCCGCCTTCCTCGTATGGCTTGGCTTTGACGGGTTTGTCGACGTTCCACGACACGAGGTTCCAACTGTCGGGCGTAAAGCGTCCTGTGGCTTTGCGGAACGCTTGGCGCTTGACCATGCTGACGTCGCGTTTTGAGGGTGTTACGAAGCGTGGCTGGTTGATCGTTTGCAGCGCCATTGCGACGTGCCTTAGCTCCATATTGACAACGTGTACTGTTGCTTCTGGCGCGTTATTTTCTAAGTGCCACGCGTTCAATTCAAACGTGCAGTCATCATTGTAATTCACGATGTTTCCGAGCGGTTTGTAGCGGACCTCGTCCTCAAATGTTAAGCTGGAAACGTGAAAGTAACGCCCTTTGTATTCTGCTAAATCTCCTTTGTCTTGCCAAAGTGGCTCACAAATATACACGGTTTCTGTGTCTGGTATTTCCATACTGTAACCGCCCGCATATCCTTGACTTGCAAAGTACAGCCCGACAGTTTCAGCGGGCAAGATTACGTCGGGGTGCGGTGGCACATCAAAGTCAGGATATGCGTCGTCGCAGTTGAGGTAGATGTACTCCTCGATGTTTGAGCAATCAAAGTATTGCACGTCTTTTACGAGTTGATTTGCGAGATCGTGGCTGTTGAAGTTTTCACGCCCAACCCATTCTGGCCGTTGGGGCGGATACATGCGCAATTCGCGCACGATGTCGCGCACAAGGTACAGCATGTCCTGCTTTTTGCGTCGGCGTGTACTCGTATCTCTTGACCCGCGCCCGTGCGGCGTTTTGCGCCCATGTCCGCGTCCAGATAACTTAGGGGTGTGGCCGTTGCCCATGTGGGAGAAGTTAATGCGCTCCGCTAAGCTCATGTTTTCAAAATCGGGCTTCATATTGCTAATCTTTTTTATGGCATCACTCATCTTTCATTTCCTTAAGCTGTTCGTCCAAGTCGTTGATTTCTTCGAGCTGCTCTTCGAGCGTTTTTAGCTCTTTCTGGCGTGATTGCAGGATCATCTGGTGATGCGCTATGTCTGCGGACACTGTGCCGCTGCGCACGCCTTTGTTGTTTTCGTGGATCGTGTTGATGCGCAGCTTCTGGCGTTCGATGATTTGCTTTAGAATGCCGATTTCGTATTCGAGTGTAAGTTTATCCATTAGAATGGTGGCTCCTCTGCTTCGTGTTTTGGCAGCCACACGATGTCGACACCGTGTAGCTGTAGAATGAATGTTCGTAGGTCACTGGCGTACACGGCACCAATACCCGTAGACCATCTTTTCAGAACTGTCGAAGATGTCCTGCGGGACGCCGTCGGTGACTGCAACGAAGTGGCGCGCCTGACGCGCGATCACTGTGCCGGCTGGCATGTCAGAGCAACGCGCTTTGCGCCCACTAAACTTGGGCGCGCGGTGCCACATCCAGCCGTGCTCCAAGAGCACTAAGTGAAAGTCATCTTTCATGATGCCGTTGCGTACTGACTTTGGGCGACCGCTATCTTTGTTGGCTTGAGCCAAAACTTTATAGCAAGTGTCGTAGTCGAGATCGAGTGCGATGGCCATTGCTCTGACAGCACAGTCGCCTGCGGTGCCTTTGCGTCCTGACGCTTCGCGTCCGCCGTCGTTGTATATGAATGTAGACATGGTAAAACTCACTGTTTGTTAGTTATACAGTGTATATATGTTAACATGTCGTTAACATCAACCCCTAGATTGAGAAAAAATGCATTTTATGGCAAATTGTTTTTATGCGGCACCCATTTCCCGCTCGAGCCGCATAGAGCATCCTCAAGCTCCCCCACGCGTTCAACTCCCTGTGCGCGTGGGGTTTATTTTGAGCGATTTTCCTGTATTATGCTCATTAACGCAAAAGGAGATAGCAATGCCTGCGAAGAAAAAAGGACTTTACACCAACATCCATGCGAAGCGTAAGCGTATTGCGGCTGGATCTGGCGAGAAGATGCGCAAGCCAGGATCGAAAGGCGCTCCGACCGCAAAAGCGTTTAAAGCTGCTGCGAAAACCACAAAGAAGAAGGCGAAAAAGTAATGCCAAACATGAAAACATGCCCGACATGTCCAACGCCGAAGCAATACGCGAAAGCTGGAGTTTGCTTAGGTCGCCTAAAAAAGTCTATGTAGCATGGGCATTTTAGATGATCTAGCGATGGGCTTTGGTCTTAAAGAGCGCACCGAGGATTATGACGCTAGGACAGCGCGTACGATCGCTTTGAACGAGCAGTACGACAACGACATTGATCGTAGCCGCGCCCTCCGATCAAAGTCTTACGACGTAACGCGCGGCGGAGCGGCACAATACCTTGGCAGCCGTGGACGTGAGAACTACAACCCGCAAATCGCTCAGGACGATCGTCCGTTTATGCAGCGTTTGCTGCGATCGCCTCAAAGCGCGCCGAGCCCAACGTCATATGCGATTGGACCTGTTAAGATGGACCAAGCGTTAAACTTGCCGTCGTTTAGCCCGATCGGCATGTTTATGAATATCTTGTCTGGCGGAAATAGAGACGTTCCGACGGTAAGCGCCGACACATCACCGATGCGTGTGCGACCACAAAGTGGCTACAATCTTGGTGGCAGCGCTCAACCGGGGACGCGTTTTGACACGCGCACAGAGGCGGAGCCGATTGACTTCAGCAATGGCATCTTGGTCGAAGATCCTGCGACGATCGCAGCCAAGGAGGCTTTACTGTCAACGCCAGACGTTTATGATCCAAGCGGCGAATTTGGCTTGCGTGAAAATGGTGTTCTCGATCCGAACCTCGAGCTCATTACCGAGGGTCCGCACGCGGGCAAATATGTCGATAGAAGCGGCCGAATAAGGATGCCATAATGCCACGCAAGAAAACACCAGCTCGGATTAAATATGCCAACGGAACAACCTACACAGATGACAAGGGCGTTAAGCGTAAACGAACATCTGCGAAGGGCACCAAGCGCGGTGACGCGTATTGTGCGCGTAGTTCGGGCCAGAAACAAACTGAAAAAGTTAAAGTCAGACGCAAGGCATGGGGATGCCGAGGCAAGAAATCCGTGAGATCAGGTGGTAAGTAATGGACCCATTTCTGCGTAAGCTATATGTCGACCTGACGATGGATGAGGACAACGCGTACCGTCTGCGTGAGGATGACACCGAAGGCTATATGTACAGCGACAACACGATTATGCGTGCGTTGCGTAAGCTCGAGGCCGCAAAGGACGCAGACGAGTTTAGCTATCTTGTAAAAGCGATGCGTGAGTATGGTCCGCGTGCTGGTGCGTCTATGAACTACGAAACAAGCAACTACGCCGGCCAAGATTTCTTCGATGATAGATTGGCGGATTATCAAGAGGCCGGTCGACGCGGTGATATCTTGGGTCAGGGGAAAGCGATGGCGCGCGTTGGCATGGGATTGCTAAATCCGCTCAGTTCGGGCGATAAGCGCGCAGGCGTTACACGCGGATTATTACGTTATATTTCGGAGAGAGAGTGATGGTAGATCGTGCTGGCGAACAAAGATACGGGCGCGAAATCAACAGCCCATTTGCTCAGTTTTACGCAGCCAAACGTCGCCACGATGTAAATATGGCGTTAGCGAGACGTCGTCAGCACGCTCTTGGTCTGACGTCACCAGTAGGTGGTGCTAATAGTTTATCTGACGTAGGATTTAATGCAGCCAGCTTAGGCTTTGGGATACTAGATCCGATTTTTCGTGCAGCCGACAGTTTTGTGTCCGCCGATCGCGGTCTGATCCCGCAGGAAGACATGATCGGCGAAGCGTTAAATGTTACTGGTATTGCCACGGCTGGTGCAAGTGCTGTGCCTGTAAAGGGTCCGGCGTTGCGCTCAAACAATTTAAGCGGGCTTATCTCGGATGACACGCCACGAATTACTACAGAGCCCGAGTTTCGACCAGAGACGTATTATCACGGCACGCGCGCCGACATCGATGCGTTTGACAGCGATCTAGTAGATCTAGGTGTTCATGTTGGTACTAAGGGCCAAGCAAACGAGCGTTTGAATGATTTGGTCAAAAAGGAAAGTCCTGTTTACTCTGGCGGCATCTTTGGGGCATTTGATTTGCCAGAGGGGCACGCTAGTCGCACACCTGATAGTGCATTTGTAACTGGCGAAGGATCAGCCGAAGGCGCGCAAATTATGCCTTTGCGCGTTCGTGCGGACTACCCATTACGCATGCCAGACGCTGGAGAATGGAACCGCGCCGAAGTCGTGATGTATCACCTTGAAAAGATGATGGGTCCAGATGGCGACCCAAGGTTACGCGAGGCGTTTGAGGATTTTGATTTCGACGAACTCGAAACTGTGCGTGATCAATTCTTCGACAATGACGACTGGAAAGCCAGTCTCGAAAACCGTGAGTTTTTAGACGAGATACGAGAGCGCATCCAAGATGCGGGATACGACAGCATTGTTTACAGAAATGCTGTAGAGAGTACGCGCGATGAAGGCATCCAAGACAGCATGATTGTCCTAGACCCTCGTAACATTCGCTCGGTCAATGCTGCTTTTGATCCTGCCTTTGAGGGGAGTGACAATCTACTTCTTGCGAACAGGTCGCGCGCAGCCGGCGCTCTTGGCGTTAGCGTAAAACCACCCACTAAAGAAGAGCTCGATCCGCTTGGCTACCAGAAAACCAAGATGCGCAAGTCGCTTTTCAACACCGAGGTCGACGAGGTCGATCTAGGCGAAAACTTGCTACGCATCCCACGTTCTTGGGAAGAGATGGAGAACCGCCTGATTTTGCCGTTTTACGGTGACCGCACAAGCCGTGGCATGGAAGTGCGCGGAGTTGATGGCATGGTTTTCGATACGCCTGTATATACCGAGGGCGGTGTGGACTTTATGCGTGGCCCCGCTGCGCAAGCTGACCGCGCTATCTGGGCGTCGAACAGCAACATCATTAAGCGTATCGCAGATGAGGCGGAAGCCGCGCGCAAGGCGGCAGCCGGGGAGCCTGTGTTTGGTATGACTGGCTCAATGGCTCCTGATGCAAACGACTTTGCGGTGCATACTGGGTCTGTGATGGCTGAGATGGTCAAGAAGTCCAAGATAAATCGTGAGACAGCGGCGTCATTCAATGACGCAATGCGCGTCGTTGATGAGACGTTCCCCGGCATTCGGTCACCGAAGCTGCGCGAATGGGTCGACAGCACAACATCGCCAAAGCGTAAAATGTTTATTCGTTTGATGGACAGCGCACCGATGCAGGCTGGCGGTATGCCAAGTCCAGCGCAGGCGCGTTATGCTGCCACGGATGCGACGCAGCGTAACATGGGATCAGGTCAGTTCGGCATGGGTGTCGCGCAGCTTGATGAGCTGTCCCCGATTTTGCGAATTAATCCCGAGGGCAACCGTCCGGGGCAATCATTCCCGCACCGCACATACAACACACAAATCACCGGAGATTACTTTGGTTCGCTTCCACCCGTTCCGCAGGGCTTATTGTTTAAGGACGTCTATGATAGAATGGAAGGCGGGGTCACTAAAAAAGGCCAGCCGTACAACGAAGCACATAAGACGCATGCAATCAAAACAATTATGCCAGTACAGCGTTTGCGACCAGAAATCATCGAAGGTATCCTAAACTATCTTCAGCGCACCGGTAACTAAGGGGTTATAGAATGGACTATGAAACACAAATGATCGTCGCTGAGATGGAAGCGCTAAACCCCAATGTGATGGGTGAGGACGAGCTGCAAGGTATCGTTGGTAAAGAGATCGAGGACGCACGCGACTATGTCGACAACACGGTGTCACCGATCCGCGCGTCGGCGACGCAGTATTATCGGGGCGAGCCGTTTGGTAATGAAGAGGACGGCCGCAGCCAAGTGGTCAGCATGGACGTACGGGATACCGTACAGTCAATCATGCCGTCACTTATGCGCATTTTCCACGGCACAGATCGCACTGTTGAGTACATCCCGCAGAACGCCGAGGATGTCGCATCAGCAAAGCAAGCGACAGAATACGCGAATTATGTGATCAACCGCGACAACAGCGGGTTCCTGCATATGCACGCGGCGTTCAAGGATGCGCTGATCCGTAAGGTTGGCGTGTTGAAGTGTTACTGGGATGACCAGACAAAGTTTGAAACGCATGACTTGACCGGGCTGGACGACAACGCCTTGGCCGCGTTGATGGCAGATCCAGACGCCGAGATTGAGATTGTTGCGTCCGAGCCAGTGGGCGAGCCGGACTTTGACCCTATGACTGGCGAAATCATTACGGCACCTATGATGCACGCCGTCCGCGTGACCTACACGCACCCCGACGGACGCGTGCGCCTAGAGGCTGTGCCGCCCGAGGAGTTTCTTATTTCTCGTGAGGCTAAATCCATCGAGGAAAGTGATTACGTCGCTCACCGGCGTATTCTGACGGTGTCAGAGCTTGTTTCGATGGGATACGACTACGACGAAGTGTCGGCGATGGCGTCAGCGCACGAAGACATGACGACGAACATCGAACGCCTGACGCGCAACTCAGCTCTCGATAACGAGCTAAACGAGCGTCACGACCCGGCGATGAAGAAAGTCATGTACATCGAAAACTACATCAAAGTGGATTACGATGGTGACGGCATCGCGGAGCTGCGCAAGATTTGTACAGCGGGTGACGGTAATAAGATTTTGATGAACGAGCCGTGCGCAATGGTTCCGTTTGCATCATTCTGCCCCGATCCCGAGGCGCACGACTTCTTTGGCATGTCTATTGCTGATACGGTCGCAGATATCCAGCGGATCAAATCGAACATCATGCGCAACACGCTTGATAGCTTGGCGATGTCTATCCACCCACGCATGGCGATCACCGAGGGCATGGTTAACATCGACGATGCCATGTCGACTGAGGTTGGCAGCGTAATCCGCCAACGTCAGCCGGGAAGTGTGCAAATGCTGTCGATGCCGTTTGTTGGCCGCGAGGCGTTCCCAGTGTTGCAGTACATGGACGAGCTCAAAGAAGCCCGCACAGGCATCTCAAAGGCATCTATGGGCCTCGATGCGGGCGCATTGCAATCATCTACCGCATCAGCGGTTAACGCGACTGTGGCGGCCGCTCAGCAACACATCGAGCTGATTGCGCGTATCTTTGCCGAGACAGGCATGAAGCAGCTTTACAAAATTGTGCTGCACTTACTGACAACGCATCAGGATCAGCCGCGCATGGTGCGCCTGACGAACGAGTTTGTGCCGATTGATCCCAAAGCATGGAACGCAAACATGGACGTGAGCGTCAACATCGCGTTGGGCAAAGGCAACGACACCGAGCGCATGATGATGTTGAAGCAAATCGGGGACATGCAGAAAGAAGCGATCATGCAGATGGGCCCGGTCAATCCGTTGACCGACATGAGCAAGCTCGCGAACACGCTGAAAGCGATGACCGAAATCGCCGGGTTCAAGGACAGCTCGCAATTCTGGTCAGATCCTGCCCAATTCCAAGCACCTCCAAAAGAGGACAAGCCTGATCTGAATGAGCAATTGATCATGGTGCAGATCCAGCAAATCCAAGCGGATATGCAAAAGAAGGCGGCAGAGCTTGCGCTAGAGCGTGAGAAGATGTTGATGGACGACGATCGTAAACGCGATGAATTGGACGCAGAGCTATTCGTAAAAGCCGAGGAAATGGCGGCTAAATACGGAACGCAGCTAAACGTGGAAGAAATCCGGGCAAACTTGCAGATGAACCGAGAGATGCTGCGAAACCAAGCTGAAATCATCAAGGGAGCAATAGATGATAGCGAAGAGTAAGCAGAAGATCATCGAGGATGGTCACCATGCTAAGCGGCTGATGGATGACGATAAGCTGCAAGAATTTTTGGACGAAATTAAAGCCAGTTGCCACGTTGAAATCGAGGTGACTGGCTTTAACGATACGCAGGCGAGAGAGGCTGCGTATATGAAGCTAAAGGGCGTCGATCATGTGCGTCAGGCGCTCCAAGCAATGATAGATAACGCATCTATTGAAAAAAACGGGAAATAGACGCATAATGATGGAGAAAGACTATGGCAGAAACCAATAACCCACTTGGGACTGATCTGTTCACAGCACAAAATGCTATTAGGCAAATGATTGCACCCGAAGAGGATACTGCGACTGAGCCGAACGCGCTTGAGGCCGAAGCTGAAGAGGTAATCGAAGCGGAAGCCGAAATGCCAGAAGGTGAAGAAGAATACCAAGAGTATGACGCTGCACCCGAGGGCGAACCAGATGGAGAAGGCGAAGCCGAAGAGTTTGACGACCAATCCTTTGACTTACTTGGGCAGATTGTCGAGGTAGACGGAGAAGAGATGACGGTCGAAGAGCTGAGACGCGGAAACCTACGACAGAAGGATTACACGCGAAAAACCCAAGAGCTTGCTGAAACTCGCAAAGAGATGGAGGCACAGTTTCAAGAGTTAGAGCGTGAACGTGCTCAATATGCTCAGGCGCTACCCTTACTACAGGAACGCTTGGAGCAACCGATGGAACAGGAGCCTGACTGGGACAAACTGTACGAAACAGACCCCAATATGGCAGCGAGAGCAGAGCGCAAATGGCGCGTCCAACAGGATGAGCGTAAAGCTCAGTTGGAGGCAGTACGCCAAGAGCGTGAACGCATGGCACAGATTGAACAGCAACGTATGACGCAGTATCAAGCGCAATACACTGAACAACAAAGAGCCATGTTGCCAGACCTTATTCCTGAATGGCGTGACACAAAGGTCGCGAAACAGGAAGCCGGCGAATTACGATCATTCCTCTTGAACGAGGGATTTTCGCAAGACGACGTGAACGGTCTAGCGAATGCATCGCTTGTGAAATTAGCGCGTAAGGCAATGCTGTACGACAAAGGCCAAACTCGAGCAACGCAGGCAAAGACAGCCAAGGCGAAGCCGAAAGCCAAGACGATGCGGTCAGGGTCACGCGGATCACAACCAGCTCCAAAGAGTGCGCAAACACAAGCGCTTCAGCGCGCAAAGCAAACCGGCCGTGTTGCTGACGCAGCGGCTGCAATCAAATCGTTACTCTAGGAGGCCACAATGGCAATTGTAACAAACACATTCACATCACACTCAGCGGTTGGTATCCGCGAGAGCTTGCATGATGTTATCTCAAATATTTCGCCTGAAGAGGTGCCGTTTCAATCTAACGTCGGCTCTGAAAGCGTAAGCAACACTTACTTTGAATGGCAGACTGACAGCCTAGCAGCGGCTGCGACAACAGCCGTCATCGATGGTGATGATGTAGCGTCTTTCGACAGTACCTCAGCGACAACTCGTGTTGGTAACTACACACACATCCGTCGTCGTACAGCGATCATCGCGGACAACTTAAGCGCGCAAGATCTTGCCGGGCGCAACGATGAGTTGAGCTACCAGCTCGCAAAGCGCGGTAAAGAAATTAAGCGCGACATCGAAAAAGTGCTATGTGACAACAACGCTCAAGTTGCTGGCGCAGCGGCTACTGCTCGCGAAACAGGCGGTCTAGGTGCTTGGATTGCGACAAACGCAAATGCTGGCACAGGTGGAGCGCTTGCAACTGGCGACGGTACAACAGCTCGTACAGACGGCACGCAGCGCGACTTCACTGAAACAATGTTGAAAGATGCGATGCAGCAAGCGTACACATCAGGCGGTCAGCCATCAGTATTGATGGTGGGACCACACAACAAAACTGTTGTGTCTGGTTTCGCGGGTATTGCAGCTCAGCGTTTCATGGCGCCATCTGAGAGCCCAACAACGATCATTGGCGCGGCTGACGTTTATATGTCCGACTTCGGCACTTTGAATGTCATTCCTAACCGGTTCCAACGTGAGCGTGACGCGTTCTTGCTAGATCCAGAGTACGCATCAGTATGCTACCTACGTCCGATCCAAGCGGTCGAACTAGCAAAAACAGGTGACGCAGAAAAGCGTATGGTCATCTCAGAATTTGGTCTAAAAGTTCTTAACGAAGGCGCACACGCCATCGTCGCGGACTTGAATGTATCATAATTCAAGAGGGGCGGCTTAGGTCGCCCCATCTACTGTGGAGAGGTATATGGGTCAGAAGCGGATATTTGGACACGATCCACTAACAGGAATAACAGAATATTGGCATGTGACGGACAAGGGAGAGTACGTCATTGAAAAGGTCCAAGAGGTGCAAGCCATCGCGGACAGCAACAAACGACAGTACAATGACACGCCGGATCGCTACGGTGATATGAACAAGGTAGCATCTATCCCGCTTTCAGTGTACTATGAGCTGAAACGTCAGGGGATCGCAGACGATCCAGTGGCAATGAAAAAGTGGTTGAACGATGGCGACAACCAAGTGTTTAGAACAAGGGCAGGCCGGCTGTGAGCGTTACAAACTTCACCAACCTGAAATCTAGCATCGCGGACTTTTTAGACCGCGATGATCTGACGTCGGTGATCCCGACATTTATCTCGTTGGCTGAAGCTGACATGAACCGCAAGCTGCGTCATTGGCGTATGGAGCGCAGATCCACTGCCGTGCTTGACACACAGTACAGTGCATTGCCTACCGATTTCTTGGAGGCAATCCGTTTACAGCTCACCGGTTCGCAGACACACCGCTTAGAGTTTATCTCGCACAGCGATTTGATGGACAGACGTTCTGCTAGTAATACAGCAGCAACGCCACGCTTCTACACGTTTATTGATGGCACGATTGAGGTCTATCCGACGCCAGATCAAAACTACACATTGGAAATGACTTATTACTCTAGCATTGATGCTTTGAGCGCAAGTAATGCAGACAATTGGGTTATAACTTACCACCCGGACGCTTATCTTTACGGTGCGCTAACGCACTCTGCTCCGTATCTTGGAGAAGACGCACGCACGCAAACATGGGCGGCGTTGTTTCAAAACGCAGTAGGTGGTATAAACAACGAAGATGACAAAGCCAAGTCTGGCGGCTCAGGCCACAGAATAAGAATTAGGAGCTTCTAAATGGCAAGTTTTACAAAGGTAAATGACTTTGTGGTCAACCTAGCCAATGCAATGGACTTAGACAGTGACACACTTGCCGTTGCTTTGACAAACACAGACCCAACATCTGGCACAGATGCGACAGGGGACGGCAACGGTGTTTTGGCAAACATCTCTGAAATCGCATACACAAACCTATCGTCACGCACATTGGCAAATGTGACATCGACGCAGACATCAGGCACATACAAGCTGTCAGCGGATGACTTAGTGCTTACAGCGTCAGGTGGGTCAGTCGCAGCGTTTCGCTATGTGGTTGTTTACAATGACACGCCAACATCCCCAGCCGATCCTTTGATTGGATACTACGATTATGGTTCATCATTAACGCTAAACAATGGCGATACATTCACAATCGACATTGGGTCAAACGGTATCCTAACACTGACATAATGGGAGCGTCATCATGGCTAAACTTTTTAACAGAGCCAAGATGGACACTTCCACAACGGGCAGTGGAACCATTACACTTGGCTCCGCTGTTGACGGTTATCAATCGTTTGCAGATGCGGGCGTTGCTGATAGCGATGTTGTCCAGTACGTCATTGAAGACGGCACTAGCTGGGAAATCGGCACAGGCACATATTCTGCCACAGGTACGTCTTTAACGCGCACACCTAGTGAAAGCAGTAACGCGGGCGCAGCTATTTCACTGACAGGCGTAGCAGAGGTATTTATCACGGCTGTAGCTGATGACCTAAACCGCTTGCAGGACGCAGGGTCGGACATTGTGACGGTGTCAGCATCTGGCGCAGCGGTCACTGGCAACATCACGGTTACTGGCACGGTAGATGGGCGTGACATTGCGTCTGACGGATCAAAGCTAGACGGTATTGAAAGCGGAGCGACAGGCGATCAGACAGCATCCGAAATCAGGTCATTAGTCGAAAGCGCAACTGACAGCAATGTATTTACTGATGCAGACCACACAAAACTCAATGGTATTGAGAGCAGCGCTGACGTAACAGACAGCGCAAATGTTGGATCATCTTTAACAGGATTTACAACAGCAACATCGTTTACTGGCTCAGACATTATTCCTGTTTATGATGCATCTGCATCAGCATGGCGTAAAGGTACAATTACCAATGCAGCCTTGGTCGGTCCAACTGGTCCGACTGGTCCAACTGGACCGACAGGTGCAGCGGGCGCTGATGGTGCTACAGGCCCCACTGGGCCTACAGGCCCCACGGGTTTGACTGGCCCAGCGGGTGCAGATGGTAACGATGGAGCAACGGGTCCAACTGGTCCGATTGGTCCAACGGGTCCAACAGGATTAACAGGTCCCACTGGTCCAGCAGGTCCAACGGGTCCAGCAGGTTCTAATGGCTCTACAGGTCCAGCGGGTCCAACAGGTCCGACTGGTCCTACAGGACCGACAGGCCCAACTGGTCCAGGAGGCCCAAGTACGATTGCTTCTTACATTACCCACAGTGGTGACACTGACACCTACTTTGGCTTCCCAGGTAATAACGCATTCAAAGTGCGCGTGGGTAATTCTGATGAAATCTACGTCAACACCACAGGTGTACGCCTAGGCGACACAGGCAACGGCTACTTCCAGCCTGTTTCTGGCAACTACGGCTCAATCCAAGTTGATGGCGGTGCGCACGGTGGTTGGGAAGGTTATAGCATTGGCGGCCGTTCTGTCTTTATGCACAACAACGGTACGGGGCAAGGGATTTATAATGATGTAAATAATGAGTGGTTATTCTACGGCGTAAGTAACAGTTACGCACGCTTGTATTACAACGGCTCATCAAAGGTTGAA